AACGATTTTGCAAATGATGTAATAACAACTGATCGCCAAGATATAAACCGATATGGTTTAAACCAGGGGAACGCATACTCATTAATAATAAATCATTCTTTTTTAATTCCTCATCAGGTCTTAATTCTCTAAACCCTGTATCAGCAAAAGAACGATCAAAAGAAGGATCTTTTAAAAAAGCATCAGAACTTGTCGGTCTATCCCAATCTTTCAACTCTATGCCTAAATGTTCTTTGTAGTAATCACGGCACAATGACCAACAATCATTAACACCCCATACCCATTTACGACCTATTAAAGGTGCTTTATATCCGCAAGGTTCATATTCAACCCATTGTTCTAAGTTTGGCTGAACTACATACCATTTAAGTTTAGTTTTTTCACAAGCAACTTTATCCGCCATAGATAATTCTGGCGAAGTTGCTGGGTGACTATGAATGACCGCTGTTACTTCTCCTGTGTCTTCTGCCTTTGCCCAATCTTCTGGGTCAATAATAAACATATCTTTTGGATCTTCTGCAATATTTTTACAAGCAAAATAAGTTTCTTTCCCTTTAACAACAACTAATAAACCACAAGATTCAAACGGATCTTCTCCCTTTGCATGATTTAAAGCTTTATCTTTCCAAGTCATGAATAAAACGACCCAATGCCAGGGAACTCTTCAGGTAATACTTGTCTTTTAGGTAAACGAACACCCATTACATCTATTTTTGCAGCTAGTTCAAATTCAACAATCTCTCTTGTCTCTGATGACTTGCGATCAATCACATAAATCTCATCTGGAAATAATGCAGACGTATCAGGTGTGTAAGGACTATTGCTACTAGGAAAATTAGCAGCGTCTAAATACCTTAAAAGTGTTCTTCTTCTTGTTACTTTTGCCCCCTCTAACCCCATCGATAGAGTTAAAAGAATCGTTGTAAATGTTCCTAAAATGTTGCTAACTCTAAGAGTTGGTCTTGGTAATTGCTGACCGTTATATTCAAAGCCATCAGCTTCGATGGGCATCCTTGTATAAGTTTGACCGTCAAAAATAATATTCCCATTTGCGTTTTGATTTGTACCAGCATGGAAACGATAAACAGTACTTGCTCCATGAATAGTCGAACTTAATTCAAGAATAAAAAGCTCAATAATTGAACTTGGATTTGCATTTTGTAGCTCACTAACAGGAACAGCCATTAGGGTTCAAATACCTCTTCAAATGTCGCTGTAATAGTTGCGTAACCTGCAATATTGATTTGTTTAGTCCAATCAAGGCAAATATATTCACCAGAACTTGATTCGTTTGGTGGGGTCCAAGTAAAGCAATCTGCGTCTGAAGCTCTTGCATCAAGGAACGTTTCAATTGTGTCTGACTCCGCTTCAGTTATGTTTTCCCAAGTAGGGTTCCATGTCTTAGCGTTTTGATTCATCCCAAAACTAATTCTGGCTTCATAACCATCAGCGAATTTAACCCGTTTAAGATTGGGTCTTGATGTTTTAGAAATCCCGTAACTTGCAGCGGGTGAGGTAGGGAAAGTTGCCATAATTAAGCAGCGCTAAGTACGCCCCCTGGTCGTTTTTGTTTTACTAATTCTTGTTTAACCGCTGCTGATATTGCACGACCTAAAGATTGGGCTCTTCCTTGATCTCCTTGTACTTGTGATTGTCCTTTTGCATCTACGTTAACAACAACAGAAGTATTACCTAATTGATTGTTTGGGGTAATAGTGCCTGACGTTGTTGGTGTGAATAGTTCCATTCCACGCTCACCAACTAGATAAGACGACCCGCCAACCACATGACCGCCAGTTGCCATATGCCCTCTGAATTTAGGCTGGCTTTCCATAAATGAACCTTGAGTCATACCCAAGGTTGTAGTGTTTCCACCGCTAAATAAACTGCCAAACCAATTACTGAAAGGTGCTGTAATTGTCTGTTGTATTGCGATACGAATCATATCTCTAATAATGCTATTTGCTAATTTTCTAAATTCCAACTGTCCAGTCATTACAAAATCAACTAATGCATCTTCCATGCCTTTAATTCCTTTAATTACTACATCTGACATCGCTTCACCGACAGTTTTAATTGAATCTCTAAAGTTTGTTATTTTTAATTTCATTTGAGCGCCAAAAGTTTTCGCTAATTGCGTCTCTAATAAATTCGCGTCTTTTGTCCCTTTATTAAAACCATAAGCATCACCCGCCTCTGATTGTCCTGTTGTAATAGCTTTAAAGGCTTCTTGATTTCTTTTGAATCTTTCTAAAACGCCTTCTCTATATTTTTCTGCTGATTCATTCATTCCTTCTGTATCCATTCCGAACATCTTTTGTGCTCTTTTGCCAATCGCTCCGATCAAATGAATTAATTCTTCTACTGCAACAATTGTTGACATCACTGCAAAGGCAATAGACCTAAAGCCAAAACCAACGACCTTGAAAAACCCTTCCCAATCATTACCACTTTCAAAAAGCTTTCTAAAAACTTCTAGTACTGAATTTAAGGCTGGTAATAATGCGTCTGCTAATTGTTTCCTAAATCCATCAAATCCAAAACTTAACATTGTCAATTGATCGTTGAAATATTCCGCATTTGCCGCAAAACCTTCGCTCGTTTCATAGTTCCACTTTTCTAATTCTTCTCGACCTGCATTTAATAAAGGGATTAATTGCGCCCCTGATCGACCAAATATTTCCATCGCCAACGCCGCCTTCGTTGCCCCATTTGGCATGTCTGAAAAACGCTCAGCAATATCACCTAAGAGAACCTCAGAACTTTTTAAATTTCCGTCTGAATCCCTAACGCTTATCCCCAATGCTTCATAGCTTTCTGAATACGTTTTAATTCCTTGATCCGCTTCTCTTTGTGATTGAGCTAAACGCCTTAAACCCTTTTCGATTGTTGATTGTTCAACCCCCGCTAATTTTCCAGCGTTGACGTATGCCTGCAAACTATCGGCTGCTATTCCTGTTTGCCTGCTTAATTTTCCGAATGCGTCAGCCTGATTGATTGCACCTGTAACAACTCTAGTAAATGCCCCCGCCGTCAATATCAAGGCCATAGCCTTAAACGCCGTGTTGACGCTTAACGCTGCCATTCGTACATTCTTCAATCTTCCCTGTAACCCCTGCATGGAGTTACCCATTCTTTTTATTGCAGCCTGCCCCGTCGTTTTCGCGGCGATTATCATGTCAAACTTAGCCGCCATTATTTCTTATCCTTATTCAAAATTTCAATCGCTTTGATCTCCATAATTTGCAGATCTTCTATAACCGACTTGAGATCATCATACTCGTATAGTTTCGCTATGGCTAATACTGAGTCGTAGTAAAAACCTGTGACTTGACCTAATGCACTAATTCGCCATTGTGTTTGACATCGCATAAATAAATCAAACGCATTTAAATGTTCAGGCCATAAGTAAAAATCATCTTCCGTCTTCTTTGGCAATATCACGCCGAAAGCTTTTGCCGCTGCCTCTAAATCCCCTTCTTTCTCTTTGTTATTTTTAAAAATATAATCAACCGCCCCTGTTAGTTTTTTGTTTTCTCTCCTGTTACTGAATCAATATAAGTTTTTGCGATTTCTATTCCTACTAATGGCTTTTCAAGTAATTGATCAAAAGCCTCATCAGTAAAAGGTATTTGTTCGTCATTTGGATCTAAAATATCTTTCCAACCTACAACAACTTCTTTCGCAAATTTACGGGCGGCCTCGAACATAACTTCCATCTTTGTATTCATTAATTTCTTTTGATATTGTTCGATCTTTGATTGTTCTATTCTTTTAAAGACACAATAAAAACTTTGCTTTTCATATTTGCCGTTATCAATAGGGATTTTTAATTCAATCTTCCATGAATAGGTATCAGATTTACCAAGAACTAAAGGCACTTAAATTTAATACGTCTAAATATCAGGGTAGACCCAATTAACAACTAAAGCAATCTTTAATGGAACTTCAATTCAAAGTCATCGTTTCCACTGTTAGGCAAAGCCCTATAACCAATATCCAACATTTGATAACCTTCGTTTTCAGCTTGTGCAATTGTTTCTAACTGTGTTTGGCCTGCTGTAAATGTAATCTTCGAACCTGCTGATTGACCATGTTGGTGGGTCAAGTTTCCTGTAGCTGTTGAATTAACGATTGAATAATAATTTTTTGTCCCTAATCCAATCGATTCTAGAGATACATTTCCAGAACTTGCGCGGTCCGTAATCCTTACAGTTTTAGAGCTTCCAACTAATTCTGAATAGTAAAGATTGTTATTTTGATCAAAGGTAAATGACTGCATTGAACCCGCATAAGAATGAAGCTGGAAAGCAGTTGTATTAGTACTGTTGGCAACAACTGGGGCTAACTGAGCATAAGTCGGAGTTAATATTGCTGTTGCTGTTGGGGCGTTATATAAACCTAGAAAATTAAACACAAATTTTGGTGTGTCGGCTGCCTCTATTTGGTATGTAAAACTTCCTCTTGCTCCTGTCATTTTATGTAGTGAACCATCTATATAAACGCCAATGGTCAAACTATCAGCAGTCGCTAGATTCGTCTCTGGAGAATATACATTTTGACTTGCAGTCGATGTTTCTATTAAGCCACATCCAAGTAAAAGATCTTTATAGTCTGGCGCGGTTCCGGCTGTGCCTGATGGCGTTGCTTCGATTGTTGCAGTTAGACTTACGTGTGTATTTGTCTGAATAAAAGGTCTAGAGCCAAATTTTCCATCAATCGTATTCCTATCTAAAACTGTTGCCGCTACGGGTTCAATAGAAACTTCAGTTGCTAATACTGCATCAGTTCCCGCTAATGTCGCCGCTGACGCATAAGAGCTTTCTTTTTTGGCTGCTAACAGCGTCTTTTTAGTCTTTAGAACAGCCATCTAACCAAATCAAATTAACAATATGTCTACATATTAAACGAAACTTGCTATTTAAGCCTAGACACTTGCTAAATCATTATTTAAGGTTCGATATTTAATCTGGTAAGAACAGGTAATAACTCCCGCAGGTTGATCAGCATCAACATTTTCGTTCGTAGTTCCTGTTGGTATCACGTCCATCGTATAACCGCCTAACGTTGAAGTCATGATTTTATTATGAAGGCTTTCCACTATGGGATCAGCAACCTCATCAGGCGTATCGCCCCG